CGTGATGTGGTCGGCGTCATCGAATCTGTCGAGGTGGGCGCGGACCGTGTAGCCCGTGCCACCGTGCGCTTCGGAAAAAGCGCACGCGCAGAGGAAGTGTGGTCAGACGTCCGCGACGGCATCCGCCGCAACGTGTCCGTGGGCTACATGATCCACAAGGCGCAACTGGTCGAGACAAAGGAAGGTGTGGAAACCTACCGCGTCACCGACTGGGAGCCCTTCGAGGTGTCGCTGGTGTCCGTGCCAGCAGACCCCAGCGTCGGCATCGGCCGCAGCCTGGATGCAGGCACCGATGCACAAGACCCCCCGGCCGCCGCAGGCCCCGCAGCCAGAGCGGCAGCGACTGAACCCGAACCCCAACCCTCGAAGGACCACATCATGTCTGATGTCATCACCACCCCCGTGGCTGAGCGCAACCACGCCGCCGAAATCTCCAAGATCGCCAAGGGCCTGCCCGGCGGCGCCGACATGGCGCTGGACGCCATTCAGCGCGGCCTGACCACTGAGCAGTTCCAGGCTGAGGCCATCGCCAAGCTCTCCAGCAAGCCCATGCCCACGGCCGACATCGGCCTGGACAAGCGCGAAACCAAGCGCTACTCCATGCTGCGCGCCATGAACGCCCTGGCCAACCCGAACGACGCCGCCGCGCAGCGCGCCGCCGCCTTCGAACGTGAGTGCTCCGATGCCGCCAGCGCCAAGATGGGCAAGCAGGCCCGCGGCTTCATGGTGCCCACCGAAGTCCAGCGCCGTGACCTGAACGTCACCACGGCCACGGCCGGCGGCAACCTGGTGGCCACCGAGCTGCTGGGCGGCAGCTTCATTGACGCGCTGCGCAACGCCATGGTCATCGACCGCATGGGCACGCGCATGCTGACGGGCCTGGTGGGCAACATCGCCATCCCGCGCCTGAGCGGCACCGGCACCGCCTACTGGGTGGCTGAGAACACCGCCCCCACCGAGAGCGACCAGACCATCGCCCAGGTGACCATGAGCCCGAAGACGGTGGGCGCCTTCACCGACATCAGCCGCCGCCTGCTGCTGCAATCCAGCATCGACGTGGAAGCCATGGTGCAGAACGACCTGGCCACCATCCTGGGCCAGGCCATTCAGCAAGCCGCCATCAACGGCAGCGGCGCCAGCAACCAGCCCAGCGGCATCCTGACGCGCGTGACGGCCTCCGTCATCGGCGGCACCAACGGTGCAGCGCCCACCTGGGCCAACATCGTGGCGCTGGAATCCGACGTCGCCGTTGCCAACGCCGATGTGGGCACCCTGGGCTACCTGACCAACGCCCGCGTGCGCGGCAAGCTCAAGACCACCAGCAAGGTGTCGGGCCAGAACGGCTTTGTGTGGGATGACGGTGACACGCCGATGAACGGCTACCGCACCGCCGTCACCAACGCCGTGCCGTCCAACCTGGTCAAGGGCACCTCGGGCTCCACCTGCTCGGCCATCGTGTTCGGCAACTTCGCTGACCTGGTGATCGGCATGTGGGGCAGCCTGGACCTGATGGTGGACCCGTACACCGGCAGCACCGCCGGCACCGTGCGCGTGGTGGCCCTGCAAGACGTGGACGTGCAGCTGCGCAACGTGGTGAGCTTCGCCACGATGGTGGACGCTCTGACCGTCTGAGCCTGAAGGCCAGACGACAAGCCCAGCCCAGGCCCAGCCATGACCGAAGACCTCGCGCCCTTCTTTGCCGACTTCGCGGTGGACGCCACCGTGAACGGCGCGGCCGTGCGCGGGATCTTCGACAACGGCTTCGCCCTGGGCGCTGTCGGCATCGGCATGGCCGGCACGCAGCCCACGCTGCGCCTGCGCACCGCTGACGTAACGGCTGACCCTGTGGGCCAGGCCGTGAGCGTCAACGCCGTGGCCTACACGGTGGCGGCGCACGAGCCTGACGGCACGGGCGTCAGCGTGTTGATGCTGGAGCGCGCATGAGCATCGTCAACACCGCCATCACCGCCGTCGTGGCCGCCCTGGGCACTGCGCCTGCGGTGGCCAACGTCGGCCGCGTGCGGCTGCGCCCGGTGTCGTCCAGCACCAGCACCGCTGTGGTGGTGCGCCCGGTGGACAGCCAGGTGCTCGAGGCCTCGGTGCTCAGCAGCCAGCCCATCACGTGGGACACACGCCTGGGCGTGGAGTGCTACGCCCGTGCCACTGCCGGCCAGGCGCCTGACGTGGCTGTGGACGCCCTGGTGTCCACCGTATACGCCAAGCTGATGGCCGACCCCACGCTGGGCGGCGCCGTCATCGCCCTGCAGCCGCAGAGCTTGTCCTATGACTTCGACGCCGATGGCGAGAACACCGTCTGCGCCACCTTCGTCTTTACCGCCCGCCAGCGCGTGGCCGCCGCCACGTTCTGAACCCGTCACCCACTCGCTCACCCCCTGATTCACTGAAAGGACGCCATCATGGCTTACTACTTCCCCGAAGGTTCGAGCATCCAGTTCAGCACCACGCTGGCCTCGGCCAAGACCATCTCTGCTGCCACCAACGCCAACCCGGCAGTGCTGACTTCCACCGCTCACGGCTACGTGACGGGCGACGAAGTGCTCTTCGTCTCTGGCTGGGAAGACGCGACGGATTCGGTCTACAAGGTCACCGTCATCGACGCCAACTCGTTCAGCCTGCAGGGCTTGAACACCAGCAACACCAGCTTCTTCCCGGCCGGCAGCGGCACGGGCACCACGCAGAAGCTGTCTGCCTGGTCGGCGGTGCCGCAGGTGCTGAACATCTCCACCAGCGGTGGCGATGCACGCTTCACCACGGTGTCGCCCCTGGCCAAGCGCAACGACATCAACGTGCCCACTGGCTTCAACGCTTTGTCGATGACGCTCACGCTGGGCCATGACCCGTCCAACGCCACGTACCAGACCATGCTGGACATCAGCCGCACGCTGAGCAAGGTGAGCTTCAAGCTGGTGCTGGGCGGCGGCGGCACGATGTACGGCCACGGCTACATGAGCGTGGCTGAAGCGCCCACGCTGGCCCGCAACCAGGCCAACCAGGTGAACGCCGCCATCACGGTGCTGGGCCGGGCCATCAGCTACAGCTGATGCCGCAGGGGCCCGCCGCGGCCCCGCCTGAACCTTTCAGCGCGGCAGGCCGGTGCGTATCCCGCACCGGTCGGCACGTCGGCCCCGAACGTGCCACGCCGCGCTCCCTTCCAACCTCGGGCACCATCAATCGGGCATTCACATGGGCATCAAGATAGTCGTCTCCAACCTCGTCAAGTTCAAGGTGCGCGGCACCATCAAAGACGAGGCCGGCACAGACCAGCCGTTTGACTTCTCCCTCACCTGCCGCCGCCTGGACGCAGACCAGATCAAGACCAAGCTGGCCGACAACAGCGAAACCAGCGTGGCCGACTTCATGCTCGAAGTCATTGAAGACTGGCAGGGCGTGCGTGACGCAGAAGACCAGCCGATGCAGTTCACTGAGGCCGCCTGGCGCCAGCTCTGCAAGATCCCCGGCGTCTCCCTCGTCGCCTTCCGCACCTACCTGGCCGAGGTGGGCGCGAAGGAAAAAAACTAGCCGCGCTCGCCCGGGAACTGGCCGAACACCACAGCCGCGATGCAACATCCAGCGCACCCCCACCCGGCAGCGCCTGGGCTCAGGCCCTGGCAGGCCTGGGCACGCTGGAGCCCGAAGCCCCGCCCGAGCGCAGCGCCTACCTCTGGCCTGACAACGTGCAAGCCTGGGCCTGCTGGCAGGGCGTGCAGACGCAATGGCGCACCGGCATGGCAGGCGCCACGGGGCTGGACTACGCCGGCGTGCGCGCCCACCTGGACGAGCAGCCCGACATCGAGCGCGAAGCCCGCCCCGACATCTGGCGCGGCATCCAGGCCGCAGAGCGCGCCACGCTGGAAGTGTGGGCCGAAAAGCGCGAGCGCGAGCGCGACGAACAGCAAGCCGCCCAGCCCCCCGCTGCGCGCGTCAGCCCGCTAAGGTAAGCGCATGGCCACCAGCGAAATCGGCATCAAGATCGGCCTGCAGGGCGCGGAATCCGTCACCAGCGGCCTGCAGCGCGTGGGCGTCAGCATGGGCCAGCTCAGCGGCCAGGTGGACACCGTGCGCAACGCGCTCTCCACCCTGGCCCCCACGCTGGCCGGCGCCCTCACCGTGGGCGGCCTGGTGGCCTTCGTGCGGCAGACGGTCAACGCCGTGGACGCCATGAACGACTTGGCAGACGCCACCGGCGCCAGCATCGAGGAAATCAGCAAGCTCGACCAGGTGGCCCGCCGCAACGGCGCCAGCCTTGACCAGGTGGGCGGCATGCTGGTCAAGTTCAACGCCCAGCTCAAAGAAGCGGACGGCAAGAACGGCGCCAGCATCGCCCTCGAAGCGATCGGCCTGAGCGCCGCCAAGCTGCGCCAGCTGGACCCGGCAGAGGCCCTGCGCCAGACGGCCGTGGCCCTGGCCGGCTTTGAGAACGACGCCAACAAGGCACGCATCACCCAGGAGCTTTTCGGCAAGAGCGTGCGCGAAGCTGCACCGTTCCTGAATGACCTGGCAGAGGCTGGCGAGCTCAACGCCAGCGTCACGGCAGAGCAGGCGGCACAGGCGGACAAGTTCAACAAGCAACTGTTTGCCTTCCAGGCCAATGCCGGCGATGCAGCGCGCGTCATCACGCAGGAACTGCTGCCCACCTTGTCGGCCATCGCAGCCGAGTTCAACCGCACCAATGCCGCAGGCGACACCCTGGCCAAGTTCTTTGGCACCGGGCTGAGGGTGGTGCTTCAGGCGCTGGCTGTGCTGGCCACCGATGTCGCCTTCGTGTTCAAGGGTGTTGGCCGCGACCTGGGCGGCATGGCCGCGCAGATCGCAGCGCTGGCCAAGGGCGACTTCGCCGGCTTCAGCTTCATCCGCAAAGGCCTCATCGAAGACTCCATTCAGGCCCGAAAAGAACTCGACGCCCTGCAGGCCCGTATCCTGGGCGTGCAAGAAACCGCACGCGCCGCCGATGCAGCCCGCGCCCGCGAAGACCGCGGCTTCGTGCCAGGCGG